GGATTCGCTGGTACGACTCCAGCGCATCGAGATGCAGCCACGACGAGGTTCCGCCAATCTCAAACCCGGTATCCCCGAGCGCGTTGGTGCTGTCGAAGGTCGTTCCAGCCACGTCAACGTTGACGCCGTCGATGTCGATGGTGGCGTACTTTTGGGCCGGGAGACCGAGCGGCGTCGTCGGTGGTTCCACCCAATGGATTGCGTCCAACGGCGAGTAGCCGCCGCCGTACTGGTAGATACTCCATGCGTCGAGCAGGTAGCTGTACGCGAGCGTGACGGATGCGGCCGTCAGGACGAACCGGGCTTCTTGCTGATCTCCAACCATGACCGCCGCCGAGCACGCGTAGTTGTCGTATGCCGAGACGCCCGCGCCAATGTATTTCGTCGACAGGTCGCGACCGAGCATCATCCAGCCGTTGGGGCTCTTGAAGATGACGCCGCCCGACGCCTCGGCAAGAATGCTGCGCGCATCAATGCATCCGTCTGGCGACTCCACGTCTTGAGGGTCGCTGTACTGCTCGTAGCTTCCGTCGGGGCGCGGACCGGAGCCGTACATCACGTAATTGCGCTGGCCACAGAAGATGATGAGTTTCTCGTCGAGCGCCGCCATTCCGACAATGCCGCCCGACTCAGCAGGCACGCGCTTGCGCAGCGCCGGGTTGAACATCAGGCCCGTGTTGGGCTGGAGTGGCTGAGAGTATTGGAAGGCCAGCGGGTCATCGGTCACGTCGAGAAACAGACGGTTCTGATGGATGCAGTGACACGAGCACGGACCGGGCGCGATGTTCGGAAGCGTAGAGGTCGTCTGCGTGGGCTGAGAATAGAGAAGCTCACCGCGACGCAGACGGTCATCCGTGGCGCTCTGTCCGCCCACGGCGCCAATCGCCAACGTCAGCTGCCTCGCGGTGGTCGTGTTGGTGGTGTTCGCCGTGAAACTCGGCACGACGCGGTAGAATGTGACGCCTCCCGCCTCGGTCATCCAGAGCGAAATGGTGACGCCGGTCTTCTGCGAGAGCAGCAGCGACGGAACGATGACCGTGACGATGTCAGTGGCGTTCGCGAACGTGAATTGAATCGCCGGAGATGGGGCGCTCTGGTGTCGCTGGCCAGCCGCGTCGGTCCACTCGTACGTTGCACACAGCGAATGCACACCCGCGGTGACGCTGCCTGTGCCTGGCGCGGTGACGGTGCAGTTGATGCCCTCCGGGTACATGAAGAACCCGTGCTCGGTGACGCGCACGCCGTCATACGAGTTGAGCGTGCCGACTCCAACAAAGGCGGACGGCCCGAGTTGTCCCCTGGCGGTCGGAATGGTCGTGTCCGTCCCGATGGTCAGCCGGCATAGCCCGACGGGCGTGACGTTGGTGGCCTGAACGGTCTGCAGCGACAGCCGCTCGAGCTGCGTCGTGTAGTACGCGCCCGTGAAGATGTCGGAGGCCACCGTCGAACACGGCGTCGAGAGCGTCGGCGCCGCGCCGCCCAGCGTCGTGTCCACGAGACCCAACGAGCCGTAGAGAGCTCGCTCCAGCGGAATAGGGACGGTGCCGGTCGACGACAGTGCGCCGAAGTCGAGCAGGAACCACGAGTTTTGCGCGTTGGTGGTGAAGACCGCGCCAGTTGCCGACGAGAGAAAGAAATTCTCCAACACCCATACCGGCAGGAGAACTCGGGCGTTCGCCACGATGGGTTTACCGGCGATGAACGGCCCCTGTGGGCCTGCCGCGCGCGCGGCGTTGACGTCGAAGCACGCGCTCGAGATGGGCGTGTAGGCCGCGACCGCAACCGCGAGAGCGCTGGTTACGGTGACGGTGCGAATGGGCACGAATGCGCCGCCTGCCACCGAATACGACGACTGTTGATCTGCGAACACCGCAACGTTGGCGCCGTTCAAGACCGTGACGATGTGGCACCGACCGGCGACGCCCATCGCATAGCCGTCGAGTGAGGTGTGAATCGAGGTGGTGACAAATGCATTGCTGAATGTCCGCCCCGAGATTCCGCCGAAGCCGCCGCCTCCGCTCACCGCAACGAAGAACCCGCATGTCGCAGAATCAAAGGCACAGAGCGAGATGCCCTGAATCGTCGCCGTGGGGATTTGCGCCTGAAACATAATGCTCGCGGGGCCGTGGCCAACCGACGGGACCGTCCCGGTGCGAGTCACGTCGAGCGCAATCCCCGAGACGCCGCCGCCAGTGTAGCGGCAGGCTACTGTCGGTCGAGAGTTGAAAACGATGGCGTCAAAATTATCGACCGGAAGACTGGCGTCTCCTGCGATTAGCGAGACGGTGGCCCCAAGAACCGTCGGCGCCGACGTGGCGATGACATCGCACTGAAGCGACTGCACTGCGCCGTTGCCAACAATCCAGAAGACAAAGAACGCGTTGTCTGCGAACACGACGCGGGCCTGGCTTAGAAGGCCGGTGGCCGCGCCCACGCACTGCGTTGGCTGCATGACGGTGGCGCCCGTGCGACCGTCTGCAATCATGACCTTGACGGCAGGCAGGCTGAGGCTCGCTGCGTCCGCGTATTCGGTCCAGACGTGACAGACATAGCCGTCGCCGCACGCCATGTCTGGCGCGTCCTGAAAGCCGATGGTTCTGTTGACCTCGATTTTGGCGATTCCGAGATTCGAGACGGCGCCAGCGACCTGGTGAGTGGAACCCGCCCCAGCTGCGGCATAACTCCAGAGCCCGGTCTGCCCGTCGAGCACCAACAGCTCGCCGCCGCGGGTCGCCAGCGACGTCCCCGATCGGCCCACGAGCGCCGCGTGCCCGTCGCGAATCTTCGGAGTTCCATCCTCCGAAAGCGTCATGTTGTGCAACTCGGACCACTCGCCGGGCACGAGCATCTTCGCCTGTGTCTTGGTGTCTTGGCCTTTGTTGGCGAACTTCACGTCCACCGTCTGAAAGTCGAGCCCGCTCATTGCTCGGCCAAGAACTCGAAGCTGAAGTTGATGTTCTCGCCGGCCGCGATGCTGTCGGGAAGAATGAAACCGTCAGGCTGAACGATGAGGTTCACGGTTGCGCCAGCCAACGAGTAGATGGTGCGAAAGTACGTGTACGCAATGGGCCGAGCGCCAGACGGCAGACGAGCAATCGAGAGCGCGATGGCGCCGGCAGTCGCGTTGGTCACTTTGCCGCGCACATGGCAGTAGCGAAAGCCATCAATGTGAAACTGTGGGCCCACGAAGGCATTGGCCACGTATCCCGACGACAGCCCATTGAGCACGTCGAGGTTCGTCCATGCGGGCAGGCCGCCCAATAACGGCGTCCGCCCCAGCGCGGCGGCGATGGGCGCGAGCAGCGTCGACACGTTGTCTTGAACGCGCGATTGCTGTGGCTGACCGTCCGTCCGCAGCTTCGGGAACTGATTTGGAATCGTCACTCACCACCACCCATCGGCGGGGTTCGCCCACTCGTAGTACGGCTGACCGATGACGCGCTGGCCGATGAGCCACAACTTCGCCCCGTCGAGGCGATAGGCCATCATGGGCGAGCCGCGCCCGCGCGAGTCGACCATGCGCTGCGGGTTGCCGGCGTCGCGGTTCTCGGCCTCGGCGTCGAGTCTCGCCAGCAGTGCGGATTTCTGGCCTGCGAAGACCGAGACATCAGACTCCTCTTTCGCGAGCGCCTTGATGCACGCGTCGGCCACGATGTACTGGTCCCAACCGTTGTTCACGAGCACGGCCGACAGCGGGTTGCCGGAGTCGAACACGGGCGGCGACGGAACATAGAGCAGCCGCACCGTCTGCCCGGCCGCAGGGATGCTCTGATTGCTGCCGCTGAATCGGTTGCGGTCGGCGAGCGTGAAGGGCTTGAGGGTCACCCACTGATTCGCCGAGCCGTATAGGACATCGACGCCAAGCAGCTTGAAGACGTCAGATGGCAGCGCGAAGTGGTCGTTGATGCCGTCGGTCGTGAACGTGTAGGGCGGGTCTTTGACGAAGTAGTCGCCGCTGAATGCTTGGACGATGAGCCCGTAGAGCTCGGCATAGGACTGCGCAATCATCGTCGTCCACTCGGGGTCCGAGATGAACGAGCTGTTGACGCTGTCGCTGGCCTGCTTGCAGCGATCAATCATTTGCGTGAGGGTCGTCATCAGCCAGCCCGGGCGAGGTGACCGCCCACGCCCGAAGGCGGATAACCGGGCGCAGGCGATCGGTGAGACTGAAGGTAGCGCTCAGCCGCGAGCAGGCGTGCCGGGTCCTCTCGCATGAGGCCCAATGCCTTGTTGCAGTTTCCGCAAAGAAGTCCGCGCACGACGTTCGTCGCGTGGTCGTGGTCAACATGGAAATGTCGTTGCCCGGGGTCGTTGGTGTCACAGATGGCGCAGCGCCCGTCTTGCGAAGCAAGCATCGCGTCGAATTGTTCGACGGTAATTCCGAACATTCGTTTGAGGTGGCTTTTCCTTTGGGCCTTGTGCTGCCGGTCGGGGTTTGCTCGCGCCCACGCCCGCGCGGCCGCAATGGCCTCCGTGCGATTCGCGGCATAGGCGACTTTCCGGGCAGCCACGATGGCGCCCCGATTGCGCTCGGCGTGGGCGGCCTTCGATTCCCTGTCGGCTTCGGGATGTTTCATGACCCATCTCCTCCGGGCCTCGCGACGGGAGCACTGCTCGCAGTTCGGCGTGGGTGGGGAGTTCGCAAAAACATCCCCACCACATGCCGCGCAACTCTTCTTGGTGGTCATGAGGCTGAATGTATCTTCTTCTGAAGATACTATCAAACTCATGTAAATTCGCTAGCTTGCGTCCTCTGACCACTCTACAAAATACCCCATCTGCATCGCGGGCGGGCCGTTGGCGCCGCCGCTCTGGCCGAGAATCATCGCCACTTCGACGATGTCGCTGGCGCCGCGCAGGACGATGTTCTGTCCGCCCACGCCGCCCTCGGGGTACATGATGCTGTACGCGGTCGGGGCGTAGATCTGCACGGTCTCGGCGACGAGGTTGCCGGTGAGGTTCATCGTGGTGATGCATGACGTGGTGGCCGCGCCGGTCGCGAGCGACTGCGCCGCGGTGGTGTAGTGCTTGACGACCGCGGTGGCCGCGGCCGATCCCGTGTCCAGTTTCTGGACGGTCGGCGTGACGGCGGTGCCGCCCGTACCGAGCGCGGTGCCGCGCAGTAGGCAGAGGCCGACTGACGCGTTGGCGGTCGCCACCATCCACAGGCCGATGCGCGAGACGCGCACGGTCTTGGTGGCCGAGCCCACGATGCTGATGTACGTCAGCGGCGCAGTCGCGAACGGCGTGAAGATGGTCGAGACCCGGTAGGTCTGCCGGCCGTTGTCGAGCGACACGGTGGCGGCGTTGTTTCCGGCGAGGTCCGGCAGAGACCCGAACGGAGCGGCAGCGTTGTTGCCGTCCCGGGCGGTGACAGAGGTTGCGAGAGGCATGACGTTACACTCCTTGGGTTACAGCAGGCCCAAAACGAGCCCGCCGATGGCGTTGAAGCCGGGTTGAAACTGCAACTGCAGGGTGCCCGTTGCGACGGGCGGAAACGGCGCGATGCTGGTGAGCACGACGGCCTGAATGGTGGTCGAGCCGACGCTGCCGTCGGACGCCTGAGCCTCGGCGCGCAGAACAAACACCGCGTCTGCTGGCTGGCCGGCGTAGGCGCCCGCGTTGCCGCCCGGGGTCGAGGGCGACGCGCCCGGCGTGGCGGGCGACTGAAACGAAGCCTTGAAGGTGTACGACACCGTCGAGCTCGCGCCGATGGTCGGATTGCCGAGCCCCATCGCCACTTGTGGCGTGAGGAAGTTCGGCTGTCCGATGGTGCACTCAGACTCGGTCGCCTCCGACACCGCCAGCGAGCTGAGCGTGACGCTCGAGGCCGAGGTGTTGGTGATGTTCACCTGAAACGTCGCGGGACGGTTCGCCACGATGGTCGCGTCGATGAGCGACATGGCGAGGGTCAGGGCCATTTCAGAGCACTCCCGTCACGAGGCCGGTGACGAGGTCGGCCGGAACGTGAAACTGCAGGTAGCCGCCCTGGTACGTCGGCGGAGAGGTCGGGTTGTACGAAATGGTGAGCCCCGCGCGGCCTGCCTCGTTCGCGCTGCCGTCGGAGCCGTACACCGTGGCGCCGACGAGAATCTGGGTCTGCGGCGGCTGCCCCATCTGCGGGTTGGCGGCCGGCGAGCCGACGATGGCCTGCCCGTAGAACGAGTTCATGCTCGCCGCGCTGCCGACCGCGACGGGCATCGGCCCGAAGGCAATGGTGGAGAGCGCCGGAACGACCGTGGTCTGCCCCGGCGACGCGGCAGGCATCATCGGCGCGACGAGGCTGTTGAACGCAGCTCCGGTGACGGCGTTGTAGAACGCCATTTGAATCGCGGTCACGGCGACTGCGGTTGCGTTCGGGTTGTACACCGACAGCGTGGCCATCGCGGCGGGGCTCGAGCCGGTCGCGTTGGGCGCAGCCGTCGAGCCGGCCGTGTTGGTCGTGACGTTGAGCGTGATGTTGCAGGTGAGGCTCAAGGCGCGGTCGAGTTCTGCAGCGTGAAAAGGAGGTTGATGCGCTCGCCGCTCGCGGGGTCGAGCGCGGTTGCGGTGGCCGACAGCAGCGCCACGCCGATGATGGAGCGGGCGGGGGTGCCGCTGTTCATGTTGGTGATGGTGGTGTTTTCGGCAACCTTGACGATGGCCGAGAGGCCGCCCGCGAGAGAGCCGAACCCATCCAGCGCCACGAGACGCTGGTAGGCGTCCTGGAGCGTCACGGTCCACAGACCCGCAGCCGTGCGCACCACGCTGAAGACGCCCTCGGCGCCCTGCGCGGCCTGCAGCGGGAACGCGGGACCGCCGCCGCTCGTCGGAGCCGCGGTGTACGTGCGCGCGACTGAGCTCGCCGGTGCGAGGCTCGGGTAGTTCCACTTCACCAGCGTCACCGCGCCGGCCGCAGCCACCGTGACGGAGCAGTAGAGCCGCGTCTCACCCTTCAGGAGCGCGTATGACTTGTCGATGAAGCTGCGGTTGGCCATCGAAGCTCCTTACGCGCCGAAGGTGATCTGCGAGTTCCAGCCCGGCGCGCGGCAGCCGATGTTCCCGAAGTAGCCCACGCGGATTTCCATCGCGTCGGCATTCGAGATGCGGAAGAAGTCCTGCCCGTCGAGGTACTTCTTGATGTGCGGCACCGCGCCGCCCACCGAATACAGCTTCCACGTGTCGAGCTGCAGCAGCCAGCCGGTGTTCGCCTGGCACGAGTAGTCCGCATAGGACTCGATGTCGCCCATCGGTCCCTGAATGCGGATGCCGCGGAAGCCGACCACGGCGTTTTTCTCGTAGGAGACGAACTCGCGCCGAGCGCCGAGCGCCTTGTCGAGAGCCGCCTGCGTGCCGAAGCTGGTGAAGTGGTGCCGCGGGTCTCCGCCCTCGCGCGCCACGAGCATCGACGCATCGATGAGCGTCTCTTCGATGGCGGCCTGCGAGCCGGGGTACGCGAGCCCGAAGAGCCGCGTGTCGACCGAGCGGTTGACGCCGTAGAAGTTGTCACTCGACGTCGGCGCGGTGAGCGGCAGCCACGCGGCGAAGCCGGTCATCTTGGCGTTGTTGTCGCCCTGGCGGACGAGGAAGTCGTTGGCCGCCCAGCCGGTCGGCGTTCCGGCCGCGCCGCCTGAGACGGTCGAGACGGTGACCGCACCGGTCATCACGCTGCGGGCGATGACGTAGGCGAGCGCCGCGCGGGGCGAGCCGCCGTCGGTCGAGTTCGCCTGCAGCACCTGGTTGACGCTGAACTGGGCGATGTCGGCCGGGTTCGACAGGACGATGACGCCCGCGGTGATGGTGGAGATCTGCCCGACCGAGCCGGTCCCCGAGCGGTACAGCGCCGAGCTGGCCGACTTCGCCGAGCCCTGCAGCGCGCCGTCGACGACCGAAGTCGCCATCTTCATGAACGCGCCGACGTTGCTGCCCGAGGCGACGCGCGCCTGCTCCGAGATGGAGTGGATGGCGTAGTCGGGCCGCAGCGGCACCATGAACTCGACGAACTGATTGGGGGTCTGATTGAGCTGCGCCAGCGCGAAGTTCGAAGAGATGCCCTGGCCGACTTCCCAGACCGTCGGCACCGTGACGTATTTGCCCTCGGCGTCGGTGTCCTTGGGAATCATCGCGAGCGCGACGTTTTTCTGCTCGGCGACGTTCTCGACCTTGGCGCCCTCGTAGTACTCCTTGAGCATCGGCTGCGCCGCAGCCATGTCCATGAAGGAAGCGAAGGCGGTCGCGTCGTCGTCGAGGCCTCGCGTCGCGAAGAGCAGGCCGATGAACTTCGAGCCGGAGAAGAACAGGACCGGCGCGGCCATCAGCCACACGGTCAGCGGCGCGCCCCAGAGCGACACCGCAATCAGCAGCGCGAGAACGAAGTGCGCTGCGACGAAGCGGCCGAACGCTGATGCTGCCAGCCGAAGAAATTTGGAGCCCATCTCGAAGCCTCATGCGCCAGCGGCGCGGTGAGACGGGCCTTCTGCTCGTTACGCTTTGCCCTTTGCTGCCATCGCCTCGTGGTACTTGGCGATCGACCTCTTGAGACGTTCGTCGTCTGAGAGGAATTCGGGTGCGTCCGGTGGCGTGCTGCCCGTCAAGTCGTTGCTCAAGCTGCGGCGTCCCTGCGACAACGACTGCGGCAACGGGGACTGCTGCGACTGAGCTGCGACTGCGGCAACGGGTGAATGATTGCCCGGAGTTTTCGGCAATGTCAACTTCTCGCGGAGCTTGGGTGCGTATTTTTCTACCGCCGCCGTCTGTTCGCCGATGGCATACAAGTCGGCTTCGATGAGTTCGGCGGCCTCCTTGAATGAAAGCATTCGGCCCGGCACCACAACCTCGTTCGTCTCGGGGTCGCGCTGCGCGGTGTCGGCGTGCTCCGAAATCTGGCGCTGCAAGATGACTTGGGCGATGCGCTCGGGCGTCTTGGCGCGCCACGCGAGCAGCGGAAAGTCAGTCGTTGCCGTCTTGGCGAACTCGGACGCCTGCGCGGCGTGGGCGCGGAGTCTGGCGGCCTCGGCGCGCTGCGAGGCCTCGCGCTGCTCGTTCGCGCGCTTCTGTTCGCGTGCGTCGATTTCCTCGAGAATGCGCTTCTCTCGCTGGTCGGCGTCGTGTGCGACGCTGGCGGCTGTGGGCGCGCCACCGTTCGCGGCGAGCGTGTTCAACTCTTCGAGCGCCTTTTCGCCAAACAGCTCGCGCGCGGCAGCCAGCTTGTCGGCCTGCGAGAGTTTCTGGAGTCGGGCGTACTGATCGGCCGCCTTCAATTTCTCGCCGAAGCTCAACTTCTGCTGCTCGCGCTCACGCTCGGCCTGGCGCCGCGTGGTGATGGCCTCGCGCTTGAGCGTGACTTCGCGCTTCTCGGCCTCGATGAGCTTGGCTTTGAGTTGCTCGACCTCGCTCGGCGCCGCGGGCGTCACGACGGCCGGAGCGGGCGTCGCGGTCTGCGTCGGCGTGCCGTTGACGGGCGCCGCCGTGCCGTTCTTCGGGGTGAACTGCGAGGGAACGACCGGTGAGGGTCCGCTGATTCCGTTGGTGCTCATGTTTCCGCCTTTCAGTAGCAATCTGAACAGCCTTGGTCGTAGCCAGCTTGAAACGAGTCGAGCGTTCCGAACGCCGCCGCCGCAAGCGCAGCATGCGAGAGACGTTCGGCCAGAATCATGATCGAATCGACGTCGCCGAGTTCTGCGGCCCGCTCGCGCAGTTTCTGTTGCGCCTTTCGAACCTCATGCCACTGGTCGATTGGTGTCCATGCGTTTACGCCGAGCGGCAATCGACACGACGGGCACTTCGCTGGCGAGCTCGTGAGAACTTCGGTCAACCGATGCGCGCAGTGAGGGCAGAACGTCGGGTCATCCATCGCAGTGACGGCCTTCATCATCGTCACGCCGCCGCCTGCATCTGGTCTCCCGGCACGTTCGGCACGAGGCCCGACGTCGGGCGCGGATTCGGCGCGGCCTGCGGCGGGCCCATGCCGGGGCCAAGCTGCGGCGCGGCCATCGCGGCGGGCATCGCCATCACAGTTAGCTCGTCGACCTGCATCGACCACGACATCAGGTCGCCCATGCGCTCTTCTTCGAGGTCGAGCGCGGCGAAGTGCGCGATGTATTCGGTGACCATCTCTTTGCAGAGCGTGAGGTCCATCCATGGCTCGGGCGGAGCGTACTCGCCGTCGTCGACGATGCCGTCGAGCGTCTTGGTGATGATGGTCTCCATCGCGTCGGCCAGCGTCTCGAACGCTTCGAGGTCGGGGAAGTCGAGCAGCTTTCGACCCTGGCGAATGCTGATGATGCCCGCGGCGATGTGCTCCTGAATTGTTTCCAGCCGCGCGCCCGGCTCCTTGGGCAGTCGCGACACCGTGTAGCACTGGAGCGTGAACTCGCTGCGCTTGAGCCCCTTCAGGTCGCCGCTGAAGTCGATTTCGTCGAACGCGAGCTTGCCCGGCGCCTTCACCGCGTCGAGTTCGCCGCGCGCCGCCGCCTCGATGCTGATGGCGATGGTAATCTCCGCGAGCTGCAGCGCCGCCGCGTCGTACTGGCGCTGCGTCGTCTTGTGGCGGTCGGACTGCTGGTCTTCGAGCTCGCGCAAGCCGCGCCCTGACTCGATGCCGGGCGGCTTCTCGCCGCTGACGGTCATTTCAGAGACGCCGAGCCGACGAAAGATGCGCTCGCGGATGCGCTCGGGGTTGGTAAAGAACCGCTCGTGAATGGGGTTCGGCACGAAGAACTGCGGCGGCGTGTCGCCCGCGTAGGCGATGCCGGTGCCAATATCGTTGTTGATGTGCTCTTCGACGATTTTGGAGCCGATTTTGTAGAAATACTTCAACACGCCGGCCATGTGCATTGATTGCTGCACGAGCCGGAGTTCTTTGTTCAGCTCAATCTGGTCGCCCGCGCACTGTTCGACCGCGCTCTGGCTCCAGTAGCCGCCGCCCGTGGGAGGCGCGCACCAAGGCATCTTCGAGAACGGGAAAAACTCGTGCGCCCACGCCTCGGGCTCGAGCAGCATTGCGCCCGCGCCCGTGACGAGCGCGATGGCGTGCTTGCCGTCCGTGCGCTTGCCGTCGGGGCCCATCGCGCCCAGATGCCACGCCTCGATGACGCGCACGCGGTCGCTGATGGTCTGCTGCGGTGAGCCCGGCTTCTCGCTCACTGCCGCTTCGATGGCGGCCTTCTGTCCGGGGAACGCGGCCACCAACGCCTCGCGGTCGGCCGTCTTGTCGCGGAACAGGTTTTGAGGTCGCCCGTACTGCGCCTCTTCGTCGTCGCACCACAACTCCATCGACGACACGCACTCGTAGCGGACCTTGCCGCCCACCACGTCGGCGTGAATGAAGCCATCGCCGTCGACAGCCGCGTCGCGAAACTGCAGCGGCATTAGGTCGTACGCTTTCTGCTCGAAGAATACGCCGTCGATGTACTTGTTCAGCCGCTTCGCCTTGCGCTGCTGCTTGTAGTTGCCGCCGCTGGTGAGGAAGTACGGGCGCGGCTTGTTCTCGCCAATCTTCGAGGTGGCCGTGTCGACCGCCGCCGCCGTGGCGTTGTCGCTCATGAAGCCGTTGCGCGCGGCGTTCGAAGACGACTGCATGCGCGCGCGGGCCTGTGCCTGAACGGTCGTCAGTTTTCGATTGCCGTAGATGCTCTGGTTGATGACCTGCTGTCGGATGCGCGGCGTCTGCGCGTTCGTCAGCGTGTCGACCGCGTCTTTGATGGCCTTCGCGCAGTCGACGCCGGTCTTGAGCCACCACTTCTTCGCGTCGTTGCGGCCGGGCGGCTCGCGCTTCGGGTTCGACTGTGACGGCAGCACAGGGCTGGGCGAATTGCCGCGGCTCATTTCTTCGCCGCCCTCTTCTTCGTCGGCTTCCGGGCGCCCGACCACGGCGGCACGCAGCCACACAGCGGACACTCGCTACGCTTCTTCTGAAGTTCTTCGCGAACGCGCGCGTAGCGGAAGTTGATGACGCGCTCGAGATGTTCGCGGGCCGAAATCACTTCGGCTCCGGCGGCGGCGAACACGTGACGGGGTCACAACCGTTGACGATGCACAGACCGTTCACGTGCTCGTCGTAGAGGTGATGACCGCAGCGGCACTTCTCGTCGACGACCTGCGCCGTCTTGGTCGGCTTCGTCGGCCCGGACTGCGGCTCGAAGAACTCAACGTCGAACCCATCGAAGCCGGGGTTCCACTTACACTTCGAGACGCCGCGGGCGCGCAGCTCGTCGAGCGCCGCAGTGAAGTCGGCGAGAGTCACCGCGCCTCGACCTCGGCCGCGTCGTCGTGCGCGTGCGTCCAAGTGACTCCGCGAACTACGTTCGACACAGATGACGGGTCGACGCACAGGCGCCTCGCGACATCGGCCTGCGTCTCTCTGCCAGACCGGACGTTGGCCCTGATCTCTCGCACGATCGATGGAGTGAATTTTGCGTTTGGCTTCCGATTGCCATGGGCGGTTCGGCCTTTGAAATGCCGATCTGCGTTGTTGTCGGAGGCGGTCCCAAGAAACAGATGCCGCGGATTCACACATACCCGATTGTCGCAGCGATGACAGACGAAGAGGCCGGGCGGAATGGGCGCGACGAACATCTCGTAGGCCGTCCGATGCGCGAGCACCATCGGGCGTTGTTTCCACACGCCATAGCCATTCCGGTGCATGGTTCCGCTCCACGCCCAGCATTCGTCATCAGATGCCGCGTTGACGCGTCGCATGAACTCGACTCGATTCATCGCGCCTCGGCGGAGTGGCTCAATGTACATGGGACCCATTCATCCGCTTGCAGCCGGGGAATTCGCACCAGACGGCGGCGTTGCGAAACGCTTCGGTCGTGCCGCGCGGGCCGTCGTAGCCTTTGATGAACTGGCGCATCAACTTTGCCTTGAGCCGCTTCTCGCTCGGCGTGTAGCTGCCGTCGTAGCGGCCCATGCGCCGATGATGCGACTTGGTGTTGTCGCGCTTGAGCTTCGACGGGTCGCCGTTCTGGCGCGACTTCTCCTGATTCACCCCGTCACCAGCTTCAGCTTGTCTGGGATGACGCTGGCCACCTGAATCGCCCGTTGCGTCGACTGCAGCCACTTCATCTTCCCGACGTCGAGAGACGAGCACGCCTGCTCGATCAGCTTGGCCGCCTCGGGCTGGTTGACGTACTCGTGCTGCAGCCGTCGCATGGCCGCCGCGAGCGCGTCTTGCGTCGACTCGACGATGGCGAGTGCGATTGCCTGTTGCGTGGTGAGTGAAAAGGAAGCGTCGGACATGGGCCTCAGCGCGTCGTTGGGGTACGCGGGGCAGAGTGCCACGGCCCATTCAGAAAGTCGAATGATGGAGCGCGATGCTTAGGTTTAGCGAAGCTTCCCGTCTGGCGTGAAGGCGGGGCACTCGCCCTCGCCGTCGTGCCCATGGCCGACGTGGTCATCTGGCACGTCGCCGTCGCACCACGGACAGGCATAGACGCCACGTGAACGATGCACGCCGTTCGGGTCTCCGACAGCGGCGATGAGTCCGCGCAGACGCTCGTTGTCGGCCTTGAGGCGCTCAATCTCGCCTCGCGCATCCGACAGCGCGAGCAGGTCGAGCGGGGCCGTGGAATAGCGATCGGTCGTCACGGAATCGGATTCCCATCTGCGTCGAACGCAGGTGCTGCGAGCATCGCCGCGCGGTCGAGTCCCGGTCCCGGCAGCGTGTGCTTCAGCTGCACCGCGCCGACCGGGCCTTTGTTCGTCATCTTCTGCGCCTTGGGCGAGCCGACGAACGCGAGACACTCCGCGCCGAGCACGCACGGGTCCAACGGCGGCGGGTCGCCGGGCGCGCAGGTGCAGACGGGGCAGCGCGTGAGAGGCGCGGCGGGTTCTTGCCGTGGAGAGTCCATGCGCGGCAACTTTTGACCGGCACCCGCCGTGGCCGGAGACATCAGTCCGAGTTCGCCGAGAATGCGCAACGTCTCCGTCGCCTTCTCGCCCAGCGCCTTCGCTTGGCGGATGGTGAGCGACTCCACTTCGTCGCGGAGGGCGGCGCGCTCTTCGTCGGTCATGAAGACACCGTGGCGTGGCGCCCATCACAAGCGCTCGCTTCGCTCGATGCGCTTTGCCAGAGCATCGAATACCACGATTGATTTCGTTTCTGGCCCTGACGCAGCTTGTAGCGCATGCGCGACGTGGCGCCCCGTCCCTTGGCTTGAATCGCCTTCGCGAATCGAACTTGGAGCCGCCCGTGCAACCCGAGCGCATGAATTTCGCTCACAGGTCGCCGCGCGCCTTCCGCCTCGCGAAGTCCGCCGCGTCGAGGTCGACATCGGCCGCGTAGCGTTTCTTCTGCGCCTCCAGCTTCTTCACGTCGTCGACCATCTTCGCGAAGTGCTCGGCCTTGGCTTCGGGCGTCAGGCCGTCGGCCGCGAGCACGCGCGCGGTGAACTCCGCCATCCAGTCGAACGCATTGCCAATGGGGCGCGAGAGGTTGCTGCGGTCGCCGCCGTTCATCATCACTGCGGTGCGTGCCTCGCTCTGGTCGACGCGCCGCTGCAGCATCGCGACTTGCTGACGCAGGCCGCGCTCTTCGTCTGTCGGCTTCTCGCTTTCGCGGTACGCCTCGCCCTTCGACAGTGCGTCACTGACGATGTCGCGGATGCGTTCGGCCTCGTTGACGAGCGTGCGGTCTGGCTCGGGCTTCGTGCGGCCGATGGTCTTGCCGTTCATGCGTCCTCACAGAGCAGGTCTTCGGGTAGGTGCGCGATGCTGTTGTCGGGTCGAGGCGCTGGCGTTGCGGTGATGCCTCGCCCTTGCTCGTACGGGTCTCTCGCGACCGCACAACGAGAGGTTTCCGACTGCGCCAACTTGGTGAGTCCGGTTGTCCGTCGCCATGTGCTTCCGCCTTTCGTCTACGAGATGAGGTCTACCACGTCCTGCTCGTCTTCGCGCTGACGCCTGCGCTCGGCAATCTCCTCTTGCAACATGCGCTCTTCCTCGGCTTCGCGGGCCTTGGCTTCCTCGGCAATCGCCTCGGGAGTACCCGGTTTGTGAACTACCTTCGGCGGCGTGAGGCCGTACTTGTCGAACGGCGTGAGGCCGACCGGCACCGTCAACATGTCGAACACCGCCGCCAGCGCGTCGACCTGGTCGTCGTGGCCGTCTTCGACGCCGGTGAAGTTGACGACCTCGGCCACGAACGCATCCACCCATGGGTAAGCCTTCGAGTCGGCCGGCACAAAGACGCGCCCGGCGTTCCACGCCGCGGCGACGGGCTGTGCTCGGACGAACTTGTCGCCGACCTTCGATGCGAGCGTCGACTCGAGCCACGTCAACTCGGGGTTGATGAGGTGAGCGACGCCCTTTTCCGTCGTACTGACGTACCAGTGGGCGCGGGCGCCCGGATACTTCTTCCGCTGCTGCTCAACGAGCTCGACGAATGCCGGCGCTCGCAACTGCACGCGGATGACGTCGACGATGTAGCAGTTGCCCGCCGCATCAATCAGCATCACGAGAATGACGCTGTAGTCGCTGCTCGTCTTTGCGCTGTACGCGACGTCGAGCCCGAAGCCGACGCGGTACGACGCGGGCAGTTCGGTCCACGTCCACGGGTCGCCAAACACAGAGCCACCGCGCGGCCGAGGTTGCCCCATGTACAGCGACGCCCACGAATAGACGCCGAGCTGCGCTTCGGTTTGTCGCAGCTGCTCGATGGGCCAGATATCGGGCCAGAAGCTCTCTCCCGCTGGCGAGATGGCGGGGATGTTGATGTGACGCCAGCCCTTTGCGATGAGGCGCCCCGCCAAGTCGTCGGGATGCCACCGAGCCATGTTGACGATGATGGAGCGCGGGCGCTTCGCTTTCGGCGACGACGGATTGCGCCGCGTGAAGAGCGCGTCGTTGAACCAATCCCATACGCGGTCGCGCTTGAGCATCGACTCTGCGTCGGCGCGGTCCTTGTGTGGGTCGTCGACGATGGCGAAGTCAGCGCCCTGGCCGGTGATGCCCTCGCCGACGCCGCGCGCGATGACGCCACCGCCGTCGGGCGTGCGCCAGTCGGTGACGCCTTTCGACAGAAGCCTCAGTCCGCTGCGCTCGGCGAGCACGAGACCCTTGCGCGACTTTGATCGCGCCTGCGTCGCGTTGTAACTCGCGTAGACGAGTTCCCAGTCGGGATGCCGCCCGAGCATCCACGAGAGCGAATGCAGAAGCGTCTCCGTCTTCCCGCCGCGCGGCGGACTGCTGCAGACCAACAACACCTCTTCGCCGCGGTTGATGCGCTCGATTTCCACGAGCAGTTCGGTCAGATGTCGCGGCGGCACGTAGTTCGGCGAGACGCGGAGAAGATGTTGCTCGAGCGTCTCCTGGAGCGGCGCAGCGACGAGTCGCTCAAGCGTCCGGCGCGCCGAGTTCCAGTCCGGTGTCCGAAGCTCGGGCGGGGTGGGCGGCTTGTTCACGGCGCTTCACCTCGGCCAAGAGTTCAGCATCCGACGCATCGGCCAAGTCAAACGCCTGCTCGCGCGGCTTGCCGATGCCGTAGTGGAGAACCATCTCGCACGCCTTGACCGACACGGCCGGGTTGTCTTTGTCTTCGACGTGCTCGAGCAGTCTTGCCATCGCGCGCGGGCAGCTCGTTCGCGCGAGGCGTTGAATTTCCGCCTTGAGCGGCGAGGCGGGCCGGGCCTGGTGCGCGTGCGTTCCCATTTCCTCAAAACGGCCTTTGGCGTCGCGGCATTGTCACTCCGCGTTCAACTTCACTTCGCGCACGTTCGCGCGGTCGACGAACACCGTCTCAAGCCGCCTCTTGCCGCCCTCGGCGAACGTCTTCGACAGCAGAAAGCCGTCATAGGTCTCGCCATCCTTGAGCGCGCGCGCCGAGCCGTCCCACAGCAGCTTCGCCGGCCGAATGTCGATGCCCGCGCCGAGGCGCGTGACGGCAGCGGGGCCGATGTCGCTCGCGGCGCTCTCGATGCCGCCCGCGAAACTGACGGCATGCACGAACGTCACGCGCGCGATGCGCGGCTTCTGCGACTGCTCGGTGGGCTTCGTGTTCTGCTGCGGCTGCGTCTGGCTCATGATTCCTCGGGGGTGAACAGGCCCGCCGCCTGCGCGCGCTGCAGGATGCCCTGCACGGTGGCGCGGTGAGCGTCGCCCGTGTGCGGCGCGCGGATGTCGTTGGCGAGCTCGGCGAAGAAGGCCTGCGACCTGACGGCGCTGACGTCCTCGCTCGCGGCTTTCATCGCGTTGAACAGGCTGTTGACTTGCGTTGGCGCCATCATTCCGCCTTTCGTCAGCAACCGTACCCGTTTCAGCCCCGTGTTGTCACGCGCGCAACTTCCGCAACTCCGCCATCACCGCGTTGCCGCCCCAGTCGTTGCTCAGTCGCGCGTAGACGATGCGCATCACCTCATCGAGCACGACGTCGTTGCTCGCCATGACGTCGGCACGCGAGACGGCCACGCGTCGACCGTTGCGCTTGGCGGCGGTGAGCAGTGCATCGCGCGCCTTGTCGGCGAGGTCGTCGCTGGTCATCGCTCGAACCCCCGCAGCGAGACTTGCTTGCCGCGCCATGCCGTCATGAGAATTTGCGTCACGAAATTGAGCCGGGCCTGCGCTCGCATTTTGTCGTTGCGCGTCACCGTGACGGCCTTCTCGATGCACTCTTTGAGGTACGAAATCTCGGCGTTGGCCTCGCGCAGTCGGCGCTCCACGTCGGTCGTCACGTCGCCCGCCCCAGCGCAGCGGCGATGTTCGCCTCGGTGCGCGCCGCGTTTCTCTCGACCACCGCGCGCCAGTTCACGAAGCCCACCACGCGCAGCGCGTCGGCCGGCGTCAGCACCACATGCACGGGCCAGCCGCGGCGGCGGAAGTCGGCCTGCCGCTTGTTCGGAGCGGTCTTCGCGCGAGCTGCAGCGGCGCTCGACTTGACCTCCATGAGGAACACGCGGTCAACACGCAGCACCAGCAGGTCGAACGGCGCCCCGTCGATGCGCTCGACGCTGCAGCCGCATCGCTCCAGCGCGGCCACGATGACGGGCTCGATGTCGTCGCGTTTGTTCGCGCGCCTCACCGGCCCCTCGCCTTCGGCAGCGGTTTGCGGAGGTCGAGCAGGTCGTCGAGTTGCTCGCCGATGATTTGCGCCTCGATGTTGCTAAGCCTCAGCCCGGCCGCGAACATACTGACGTCCGTGATTCGCTTCTCGGCCAACCGCACCCGCCGCTTCAGCTCGTCCGCCGACTTCGCCAGCGCGAGAACGGCGAACAGGTCTTGGACGTTGAGGCGCACGCCTTCGCGAATCTCCCAAATCGCGCTTGAGTCTTTCGTGAACCATCCACTGTCGCAGAATGCCTCCACCCGCTTCAGCGCTGCGTTGCTCATCGCTTCGCCTTTCTCGGCTCGCCCACAGCCTCGCGCGATTCGAACGACCACAACTCCGTTTCCAACTCACCGACTTCCTCGCAAAGACGTCGCGCGTTCTCGCGCATCTTCTCTGGCAGCAAGTCGGCGATGCTGCGGACAACATCAAGGCCGAGACGCGCGCCTCGCAAGGCCTCCAGCGCAAGCCCGAGACGAAGACCAACACGGCGGATGTGCAGCTCGTTCGATTTCACGCGCCCTCCGGCTTCGTGCAGTCGCGAATATCGACGACGTCCACCCACCCGGCGCCGAACTGATTCTCGGCCTCGACCATCGCGCGGCGCTGCGCCTCGCCCCAGTCTCGATGACGCGAGTAGAGCGCCCACTTTGTCTCGTCGTCCTTGCGCCTGACGCGCACCTGAACCGGGTACGCGCGACGTCGCCACGACTGGTCGACTTTCTTCATGGAGTCTCCGGCTTCGCGCAGTCGGGGCAGTTGTGCTTCGGCACGTCATGAATGCACAGTGCGAACCGATTTGGCTTCGCCTCCGTCGTCGCGCGCTGCGCCTCGGTGTGCTCGCGCACGTTCCTGTCGTCGGGGTACGTCGGCGCCTCCGTCGTCGCGGGCGCGGGGCTGGCGAGGGCGCGAATGGCATCAGCGGCGTCTCGCAAACCGCGCGCCCATGCCTGCCTTGCGCCGTGGTCAACAATGGTCGTCGGGGGTGCGACATTCACGATGCTTTGCAACGCCTCTTCCAGCGCCTTCGCGTGCAACGCCGAGCGAATCTTCTCGACGACGCTTGAGCCGACGCTGTCCACGTCGAAGTCAACGCCGAACGACAGCGCGAGTCCTCCGTAGAACGCCTGCTCGGATTCTCGGCGAACGCGGGCGTCGTGCTCGGCGAGCGGCACCTCCAGCATCGGCTGAAAGCAGTTCTCACCGCGCACGTGCATCACGCAGCACCGCACAGCGTCGAGTCGTTCGGCAGCTCGAATGTCCTCATCGCGCTCTTCGATCCACCTCTCAACGTCGGCCGCGGTGGCGGCGAGAGTTGAATTGATGAGCGCAGGCAGTTCGCATGCGCATTGGTCTTTGTAACCCTCGCAAACGTCGCCGTTGTCGTCGGTCTCGTGAAGGTTCTCGTCGTCGATGAGCGCGTCAGCGACCCTCTTGAACGCCTCCACCAGCATCGCGACTCGCGCCTCTTCGAAGTCGGTCATGGCTTGTCTCCGCGCAGCACGGCGTCGACGATGGCGGATAGTCCGCTGCGCTCGGGCGCGGCGTCGTACACGGCCAGCGCGAGTCGCCGCCCGAACTCGCGCAGCGCGCTGTCATCGGCGCGGTGCCGTTCGAGCGTCGCCGTTGCTGAGCGAATGCGGTCGTAGATTGGCCGGTAGTGGTCGAAGAACCGGTCGGTGGTCGCGGCGATTTTATACGCCTCGCCAACCTCTGCCAGCGCCCCGCGCAACGCCTGCTCCCGCGCCTGCGCGGCGGCGATAAAGCCGAGCGCGTCGCCCTTGATGCCAAGCGTCGAGCAAATGCGGTCGTAGGCATCGGCCTTCGCGGTGCGCTCGGTCAGGCCCGCGCGGAACGCGTTCGCGTCCGCCAGCGCCTTGCGCGCCTCGTCAAGCGCAGTCTCGGCGGCGTGCCGCTTCTTGAAGTCGCCAGAGCGCTCGCAGAAGTTCGCCCAGTGCGCGTCGCGCTCCGCCGTCAGCCGCCGCACCTCGGCGACGAGCGTTCGCGCCACGGGCGTCATGTCCGCGCAGCTCTCGATGTACGGCTCTGAGTCGTTCGCGTCGCAGGTGATTTCAATCGCCTTCAGCTCGTCATCCGTCATGGCTTCCTCGCAAGCTCAGCGCGCAGGTCGTCGGCCATCGCGACGGCGTATGCAACTCGCCGCTGATCGCTCGGGTCGAATCGCAGGTCATTCGCGCTGTCGCGCGACACCAGCGCCGCCAGAATGGTCGCGGCGGTTTGCTCGCGCTGGTGCTCCGCGAGTTTTGTGAACCATGTGACGTCAGCAGCCTGACCCCATCTCGCCTTGCCGGCCGCCACCATCGCCGCGTACTCCTCCGTCGTCACTGCCTCGTCCATCACTTGCCACCTCCGGTTTCGCGCTGTCCGCGCATGCTCGCTTCATTGGTGCTGATGATGACGCCCTCATTGATACGATCGACGAGGCGCGTACCCAGCCAGTCCCGCAGCTCGCCCGTCGTGCGGTTGGTGGTGACGATGGTGCGGCGGTTCTGCGCGTGCCGCTGCGTCAACACGTCGTCAAGCCACGCGCGCCACGCGGCGCGCTTCTCGTTGCGCTGCTCGCCCTCGCCCATGTCGTCGAGCACGAGCACGCCGGCCTGCGTCGTTCGCCAGCGGTACTCTTCGGCCTCCATGCCGTAGAGCGCCGCCTCCGAGCGCTTGAGGCACTGCACGAAGCGCGGTCCGAAGCCACGCATCAGCAGCTGGTGAGCCGCCCACGTCGCCGCCTGCGTCTTGCCGCATCCGGGCGGGCCGGTGAGCGTCAGGCACCACGTCGTTCCGTCCTTGAGCCAATCGCGGGTCGACGTGAAGCACACCGTGTCGCGCAGCTCGCGCAGGCACCGCGCGACCAGCGTCTCACTGAAGCCGGCGATGCGCATTCGCTCGGCGGCGAAGGCTTCCGGCCCGTAGCGCTCCGAAAACAGCCGCGCCTCTTCGGCCTGCGCCTCGGCGCGCAGCTCGAGCCACTTCGCCGCGTTGTCGGGGTTCGCGTACTCCCACGCCTCGACGGCGGCTTCGTGGGCGTCGAGCGCCTTGCGGTCGCCCTTGATGCACGCGGCGGCCACGAGCGCCGCCCTCATGCCGAGCGACGGCCGGCCGAGCGCGACCATTTGCGCGTCGAGCTCGACCTGGCGCGGCGAGTAGCCGGGCGCGAGCGGGCGCAGGTGTTCCGGGATTTCGAGGCGGCTCACAGGAGGGTTCTCCCTTCGGGACGTGGGGTGGTGGGTTCATCGCGGCGCTGACTCGCCGTCTGCTCGCCTCGGCCTACGAAGCGCGGAAACTCAATGCGGAACTTCGCCAACGTGCTGATCGTCGGGTACTTCGAATCCAGCGCTCGGTCCCACGCTGCCAACACCGTCGGCTCAACGCCGAGCTTCAACAGCCGCCTGACTTCAGCGTCTTCGCGTCCGTAATCGAACGGGTACTCAACACCGCGCTTCCGCCTGAAGGTCTCGATGAGCGCGGTTCTCATCGGGATGTGGCGAGGGTCGACCGGCTTCACCGCGGCCGCGCGCTTCTTGCGCGCCGCGGGAAAAGCTTCTTCTTTCTTAATCTCCGTCTCCGTCTCCGTCTCCGTCTTCCGCGCCGGGTTGGCGCCGGTTGACGGCACGCGGTCTCCAGAGAACGCAGGCTTAGACTTCCAGCGATGGTTTTTTTCCCATGTCCGACGGTAGCGATCGAGTCCGCGCACGCGCAGCTTCGGGGCTGTCGCGACGAAGCCCACCCGCTGCAGTTCGGTCATCAGCCGGGCCGTCTCGGCGACCGGCCACGACACCGCGGCCGCGACGAGCTCGGCATCACCGTGCACCTCGCCAGCAAAATCTCCCTCGGCGCTCATCTCGAGCGCCCACGTCCACAACGCGATGGCCATACCGATGCCCTGGGGTTCCGGCACGCCGAGCAGGCGCCCAAGAAGCCGCGCCCGCGTCTGTCCGTCGGCGTCGACCTGAATCCAAGGCAGTCGCACGCTACGCCGCCTCCCGCGCGCGAACGGTGCGCGCCCGCCGCTCACCCGCATTGAGCGCATCCCGCACCGCCAGCCGCAGCTGCCGCTCGGCCGCATTCAGCAGCCGCAGCGCGAGCTCCACCCGCATCGACACGTCGGCATCGCGGTGGTACCGCACGCCCGCCAGGCCGGTCGACGTGCGAGCCCCTCGCGTGCGGGCGATGGCCGACGCGAGCGAGTAGCGGCGGGTGGGGTTGCGGCGGGTCATGGCGCGGCCCTCAATTCGCGGCCGCACTGCTCGCACGCAATCGTCTGATTGGGCCTTCGGTTGGGTGGCTTCATGGCGTCACGCACCACGCCATGAGCCGCACCGGCCAGCGCAGGCGCGTGCGGTGGCGAGGTGGAAGGCGAGGCAGAAGAGCCACCAGCGCCAGAGGGGGCGCGGGGTCATGGCGACACCAGGTCAAGCGGCTGCTGGCAAACCGGACCACACTCGATCGCGTCGTCGGGCGCATCGGCGTCGAGCGGCAGTTCGTCGAGAAAGCAGCGAATCGCGCGCCGCTTGCCGTCGACGCGTTCTTCGCCAAGGCGCACTAGGCGCACGCCGAGCAGGCGAGACCGCATCGCCCGGCGCGCGAAGACCTCAGGGAAGAGACGTCGAACGCGGTTCCAGTAGCCGGGGCTGGAGGCCTTCACGCACCCGATGCAGTTGTTGTGGTCGAACCCCAGTGCGTACATCGCCGGCAGCTCGATGCCGACCTTGCGCACGATGCGACGGCAGTCCGCCTCGCGCACGTGCTGGTCGATGAGAATCCATTCGACGTGAAGCGCGGGGTTGTTCTCTTCGAAGAGATCGGCGCGGTCCTGCTCATCGAAGCCGTAGCCGAAGATGTGAATGTCGTCGCGGCGCTGCCACGCCTCGCGCGGAAGCTTCTTCAGCTCAGTCGTGCAACGAGCGCCCGCGACGCCGGCCATGTAGCGAGTCCCCTCAAACACCTCATCGACGGTGGCGTACTTGTCCGACCGAATCAGTGTGAACGTGCGGCCGACCCATCGCTCAACGTCGGCCAGAAAGCGCGCATTGTCGGGATGCTCGTCGCGACTTGTGTCGCAGTAGACGACCTCGCACGCGTTGCCGTACTTCTCTACGGCCAACTTCGCCGCCACTGCGGACGGGGCGCCGCACGAGAACCACGCCACGCGCCTCACGAGCGCCCCTCCACTGTGTCGACCTTGTGTGGGACCGCGAGCCAACGCGCGCTATTCCGTGCTACTTCAGAGGGCGCAACGACGGCCTCGACGTAGGGTCTGGGCTTCCTAAGACAACGTTCGCGGGTCATGCGGCCTCCGAGCGAATCGGCTCGCCGCGAGCCGCACGGTAGCGGCGCAGCATGTTCTCGGCGCCCGTCACGATCTCGAGGTGCGCCGGGTTGCAACAGCACTTCATGCGGCAGACGTGGTCGAGCTGCATGCCGGGCGGAATGGGTCCGCGCTCAAGTTCGAACGCGAACCGATGCGCGAGCACCATCGACGCATCGGCTCGACAGAAGAAGCCGTAGCCACCGGTTTGCCAGCCGCCAGCCCAAAGCCAACAACCGGTGTTCGGCTCTGGCGAAACGAACGACCAGAAACGCTCGACCTCGGTTCTTGCGTAGTACTCGCCAGCCGGTCGACAGACGCCGTTGATGCGCATTTGCGAGTAGTGCGTTGAACACAGGCCGCGCGCGCAATGCGGCTTCCCACATCCCTCGAACGAACAAATCCTCACGACCACACCTCGACGAGCGGCGCATGCCACGCCTCGCGGCGCCAAGAGCCGCCGCGCAGCGTCCAGTAACCAGCACAGCCGCGCTCGGCGTAGGGCCGCACACACCAGCGACGCGCGCCAACGGCGATGAGCGTCCCGGCGCACTGCGGGCACGACTCGGTGAGCAGGTCGCTTGCGACGGGAAGGGGAAGGGCGGTGGAGATCACGCCGACCTCCGCGCGCGCTTCGGCTCCGGCAGCCACGACTCCACCGGCACCAATCCGCCCGTAACCTGCTCGATGCGCACGGCGACCTCCAGCGATGGTTTCTTGCCGTCGCCCAAGAAAACGTAGACGGCCTGCCGCGACGCGCCAATCTTCTTGGCGAACTCGGCCACGGGTTGATGCGACTGCTCCAAGTAGTCTTTCAGCTTCATGTCGAACAAGGTACAGATTCTTGGTCGGCAAGTCAATGTCGATTGATGCTTGACAAGGTCGGTTGACGCGTGCATTATGGTGGTCATGAACGCAAACAACGAAGCGGCGGGCGGGGCGAAGAAGACGACTCCTCAGACGGCGGACGAGATGATTGCGGCGCTGACCGCCAGCCTTGCGGCGCTCGGCCGGAAGTACCTCGGCCCTTGCTACGAGCACTGCACGATGGCGGACGGCTCCGTCCGCCTCGTCCGCATCGAACTGTGGAGCGTCAACGGCGAGCGCTCATTCGGCCGGATTCTGGAGGTGCTCTCGTGAGCCGATTCCTCTTCATGGGCGCGCAACGGGACCCGGAGTTCGACGAGATTGAGGCGCGCGGCATTACGCGTATCTACGACGGCACCGGGCGCGGCTACGACGGTGGCAAGCGCGACGAGTTCTCGTGCCCGTGCTGCGGCGTCGGGACCGACAGCAGCGAGTGCGACGAGTGCCGCGCGGCCGAGTGCGGCGAGCAGGACGACTACGCCGGCTGCCTCGCGAAGAAGGCGGTGTCGCGATGAGTCTCACCGCCAAGCAAATGAGGGCGGCGCTCCGGGCCGAGTTGGCCAAGTGTGAAGCCATCTCGGTTGAGCGTGATGTGGCATTGGCGGCCCTGAAGGTCGCTCTGCCTGGATCGCTGTCGTGGGAGGCCGCCATGAAAGAGGCCGAACGGCTGGCCTTTGAGGCGAACTCGGCGGCGTTTCAGATGGTCGGCGCCGTCAAGTTCTGTCTGGAGGGCAAATGACCCGCCTTCTCCCAGACGCCCGCGACGTCGCCGACCTGCTCCGCATCGAGCAGGAAGAAACCGCCGCCGCCCTCGAAGACTACCGCAACACGTGCCGCGAATGCGGTCAGCGCACCGACGACCACGCCCGCGACTGCACGGTGCTGGCGGAGAACGAGGCAACGCGCGCCGATGACCTGCGCGAGATGGCGGGAGGTGACGAGTGAGCGCGGCCGAAGAGAAACGCCGCAAGCGCATGGCCGAGGAAGACGCGGCGATCGAGGCGAAGGGCATCAACGCCGTGTTCGCCGCAGTGATTGACCGCGAGCGCGGCGGCTTCACGCTCGGCGTCTGCAAGAAGGACGAGAAGGGGTACCACCCGTACAACCGCGCGCGGTGCTGGACGACGTTCGAAGCAGCTCAAGAAGAGGCGATGTTGCTCAACGAGCGGATGGGGCTGACTCGAAAAGAGGCCTTCATCATCATCGCGTCGACGATGGGCGGTTCGCGATGACCGCGCTCGAACTGAGGACGTACCTCAACACTCTGCCGGCCGAGCAGCTGACGAAAGAAGTGAAGGTGCTGGTGCCGGCGTCGGACCACTCGTACCGCGTGGCCCACGCAGACCTCGTCCGCGTGGCCCGGTACGGGCGCACCGAATACTCCGAACTGCCGCTGATCGACGGCGAGCAGGGCGTCGAGATCGACGGGCTGGTGATTCAATGACCGCCGCCCACCGCCTCACCGAATCCGAGGGCGCCCGCGTCGAAGCGAAGCGCCTCCTGCGCGCCCTCGCAGGCAGCGCCGAGGTGCGCCGCGCCAACGACGCCGCGTTCGCCGAGACGCGCGCGTTGCCGGCGTTCCACCCCGACACGCAGGGGGCGTTCGCTCGGTCGCTCGGGCTGCCCGCGAAGCCGAAGCACGTGGAGGCCGACGATGTCGCCAAGTGAAGCCCGCATGCAGCTCGCGCGCTGCATCGAACGCATGGGCGCAGCATCGGCCGCGCTGGAGAAGAAGGTCAGCGACGAGAACCTCAGGGCGATGGTGGACGCCGCGCAGGATGCCAGCAAGGCACATGCGGAGTTGCTGCTCGCGGCGCTCGCCCGCGCGAAGGCGGGGCGGAAATGACCGACCTCGACGAACTGGTGCGCCTCGCCACGGTCGCGCGTGACGCGGCGTCGCGGCTGGAACGGCAGCTCGCGCTCAACGCCATGAACGTCATCATTAAGCGGCTGGCCGCGAGCGACACGACGCGGCTGGCGATGGGGACGGTGAGCCGTGGCTAAGTGGCTGCCCAGGGACGCTCTTTCTTTCGACGTCGAGACCACGGGCGTAGACGTCTTCAACGACCGCATCGTCACCGCGTGCGCCGTGCTCGTCGGCAAGGCGGGCGCGCGCTTTCGCGGGCGATGGCTGCTGAATCCGGGCGTGCCGATTCCGGCCGAAGCGACGGCGATTCACGGCATCACCGACGAGAAGGCGCGGCAAGACGGCGTGGCGCCCGAGCACGCGCTGCCCGCGGTTCGCCAGACGCTGAACGATGCGCGGCTCGAAGGGTTACCGCTGATCATCATGAACTCCAGTTTCGATCTGACGCTGCTGCAGGCAGAGCTCGAACGCTACGAAATGGAGCCGCTCGTCATCGGCCCCGTGCTCGACCCACTCGTCATCGACCGGGCGCTCGACCCGTACCGCAAGGGCAAGCGGACGCTGTCTGCGCTCGCGCAGCACTACGGCGTGAAACAAGACGGCGCGCACTCCAGCGACGGCGACGCGCTGACGGCGGCGCGCATCATCTGGAAGCAGGCGCAAGAGCCGCGCATCGCCGGGCACACGCTCGAGGAAATGCAGGCGTGGCAGCAACGGCAGCACGCCGAATGGGCCGGGCAGTTCGAGGTCTACCTACGCCAGCAAGGGCGACCCGAGGCGATCAACCGCGACTGGCCGGTGAGGACGGCGGCATGAAACGAGAGAGCGAAACCGTTCCGTGCGACACGTGCAGCGAGCCAACAACGTTCACCGGTACGAGGCGCTGCAACAACTGCTACGAGGTCGAGGGGCGAATCTCGACATACCTTCGCAGCGCAAGGGGCCGCAGTCTTGTCAGGGCTCGCATGGCAATGGCCTCGCGCAACGCCCGGGTCGCGAAGCGAGACAGCAAGTGAGCCTCAGCGACGAGCAGCGAGCAATGCGCCGCACCGGCCTCGGCGGTTCCGAGACGGCTGCTCTCTTTGGCCTCGACAAGTTCAAGCGCCCCTTCGATGTGTACATGGCCAAGGTCGACGGGTGGGAGCCCGAGCAGAACGACGACATGCTGCGCGGCGAGTGCCTCGAAGACGGCATCGCGCGGTGGTACGGCAAGAAGCACGGCGTTGAAGTCCAGAACCTCGACCAGACGCTGCGCCACAAGACGCGCCCGCTCATTCTCGCGACGCCAGACCGGCTCTTGACGACGGCGCTGGGTGGAACCGAACTGCTCAGCATCAAGGCGCCGCGCAACGCCGACGAATGGGGCGAGGACGAAACGCAGGACTTCCCGGCGCGCGCGAACATTCAGGTTCAGCAAGAGGCCGCGGTGCTCAAGTCGCTGGGTTGGACGCTGGCCGGTGCGTGGATTTGCGCGCCCGTGTGGGGCGAACTGCGGCGCTACCCGGTGCGGCTCGACGACGAGCTGCAAGAGCGCATCATGGCGGGCGCCGAGAAGTGGTGGGCGAAACATGTCTCCCCGAGGATGCCCCCGCCCATCGACGGCGGCGACGGCGCGCGGCGCTGGCTGCTGTCGAAGTTTCCGCACGCCGAGGGCAAAGAGAAGGTCGAGGCGTCGCTCGCGCAGGAGGCCCTTGCGGTCGCGCTTCGCGACGCCGAGCGAACGGCGGACGAGGCGACCGAGGTCTACGAGACGGCGAAGGCGCGCGTCATCGAGTCGATGGGGACGGCCTACGGGCTGACGGGCAGCTTCGGCAGCATCACCTACTACGACAACCAGTACGGGAAGCGCTCATTTCGGGCGCGGTGGAAGAAAGGCGGATGAACATGGGCAGCGAAATCGTGAAGTCTCCGGTGGATTCTCTCGGCGAGTTTCTGAGGGCGAACAAGAACAAGGTGACGTCGGCGCTTAACGACGCCATCGACTTCGAGCGCTTCGCGGCGGTGGCGATGAACACGCTGCGGCGCACGCCGGGGCTGGCGAAGTGCTCGCCCGCCTCCGTGCTCGACGCGGTGAACCGCTGCGCCGAACTCGGGCTGGAGCCAGGCGGGCCGCTCGGGCACGCGTACCTGATTCCGTTCGGCTCGGAGTGCGTGCTCGTGGTCGGCTTCAAGGGCTACCTCCATCTGATGTTCAGGAGCGGCGGCCTCCGCGACGCTCAGGCCCACGTCGTCTACGAGAACGACAAGTTCATCGGAAACTTCGGCACCGAACCGCGCATCGAACACACCATCGGCTTCGGCAAGCGAGGCAAGCCCATCGGCGCTTACTGCGTGCTCCGCTACGTCAACGGCGGCTCGCACATCGAGGCCATGAACATGGACGAACTGAAGGCGGTTCAGAATGCCTCGCGCGCCGGAACCGCTGGCCCGTGGGTCGACTGGTGGGCTGAGATGGCGAAGAAGACGGTGCTGAAGCGGGCGGCGAAGTGGGGGCCGACCGGGAGCAACCTCGAGCTGATGGCGAAGGCGGCTGAGTACGACGGCGATACGGTCGACGGCAGCGTCATCGCCAACCCGAAGCCGACGCCGCCGAGTCAGTCGACTCACGCGCTCGTCAGCGAGAACGGCGTCTCTGCGACTCTCGACAACACCGACAAGGTGAAGAACTCCGTCCCCGCCGAAAGCTGACCTTCCCCGAGCCCGCCGCCGAGCGTCACTCCCCCTCCCAAGCTCGGCGGCGGTGCTCACTTTCTGGAGACACGAACATGGCAACGATTCGACAGGTGATCGACGGGCTTGAAATACTCGCGAAGTACGGCAACGGCGCGGCGCAGCACGTCATGGGCGAACACGACGTGATCTACGGCGCCGAGGACGTAGTGCGCGACACGCTCACGGCCGAAGACGCGGCGGCGATGAAGGCCGCGGGATGGCATTGGGACGACGAGTGTGAATCGTGGTCGAGGTTCACGTGATCCCCGCCCACGCCACGCTGCCCCTCGCCGAATTGGAGCGCCTGCTGCGCCAGCCGGTGCGCGTTGAGGTGGGGCGGTGAGCGCGATCGCAGACATGTTCCCGGAGGTCGAGCCGTACAACGGCAACGCCGACGACAATCAGCGCTACACGATTCGTCGCGCGCGTGATTGGTGCAAGCACATGGCGGTTGTCGCCGAGTGGACGATCGACGCCGCCGCGTGCCGCGAGGTCCACCAAGCGCCGCGCTGGTACGGACTTGATCACGATCGCCCCGACAGTCGCAACGGACTCGTGGCGCCATGGTTCGGCGACGTGTTCTGCAACCCGCCGTGGTCGGACATCGACCCGTGGCTCGTGAAGGCGTGGCGGGCATTCTCATCGGTCGCCGCCGAACAGCGCCACGCGCTCAAGCTGCCGATGCTGACGAGTGTGTCTATGTTGCTTCCGGGTGGTCGCACGCACCGCGACTGGTGGCGCGAGTACGTCGAGGACGTGCGCGATGGCCGCGTCTCGCGATCGCTCGATCGACTGCTCGGCGAGGCGCCGGGCGCGAGGCTGACGACCTACAACCCGCCCGAGCGCTTCCCGTATGGCGGCCCCGGCAACCCCGAGGGCGTCGGCGTGCCCGAGCCGAACTTCACCAGCGTGCTGCTCGTCTGGCGACGCGTCGGGGCCGAGCCGCCGCGCCGACCGAAGAGGGAGAACATGCGAATCAAGGACATGCCATGAGACTTCTTCGCCGCCTCGCCTGCTGGATGGGAATTCACGAGTTGCCCGTCGGCGTGACGCACGCGCGCTCCATCGTCTGGTGTTGTCGGCAGTGCGGGCAACTGGTGCCGGGCGGCATGGGCGTGGGGCGGCGATGACGCTCTTTGAACACGCCGCCGCCGTGCGCCGGTTCTGGTCAACCATCGGCACGAAGAAGATTCTCCCGAAGCTGAGCGCCGAGGGCGAGGCGCTTCTCGCGGCGATTGAGCGCGTGCCTGACGGCGTGCTGGTGTCGCGGGCGGCGCTGGAGCGGTGGCGCGACGGCTGTTGGTGTGACGATCGCGACGGCAACTGCAACCCGCCGCACAACGCGAACTGCGAGCGGTGCGCGGAGATTGCCGCGCTGCTCCGCGGCTAGAGCTTCTTCCCCATCGCAAACCCCGCCGCGAGGCCGATGACAACGCCGATCACAACCCCCGCGCCCGCCGCGATGGCCGTCCACTTGGCGTTGTCCGCGTTGCAGTCTTTCAGGTCTTTCGCGCACGTAAGACAGGCCACGGCCTCGGGTTCGGTCATCGGCACGAGCTCGGCCTTTGTGGGCGCGTCGGATGGGTCGGCGAACGCGAGCGACGACGCGAACAGCAGGGCGAGTGCGAGTTTCATGGTTTCCCTTCCTTCTTGCGCCGCTCAACCTCGGCCTCGGCCTCTTTGCGGTTCTCTTCGTGCTTCGCGTCGGCCTCGCGCTTTCGGGCGCCGCTGACGAAGGCGACCACGGAGTTGAAGGCGTTGAGCAGGGACTCGAGCATCAGTCGTCGATGTTGATGAAGAACGTCGGATGAACGCCCTCGCCGAAGCTGCGCGACATAGGCGCGCGCACGAAGTTGCTGCGGCCGGCCGCGCTCACACAGAGCACGCCCGGCGTGGTCGGCAGCGACTCGACGCACACGGCGATGTGTCCGTGCTCGGTGCCTTGAATGATGGCCACCGCATCGCCGCCCGCGTTTGCGACTGCCAGCGTCTCGTCATGCGTCGACTTGCGCCAGCCCAGCGCCACGGCCCGCGGCGAGCTGAACCAATCGTAGAGCTCGTTCGCGCTCATGTTGAGCGGGATGACGTGGCCGCGCATCCCGAGGAAGGCGCATGCGTAGACGTTGCAGAACGTCGTGTGGCCTTGCGCGATGAAATTGCGGTGGGCGTCGAGGCAGGCGGCGACGTCGAGTTGGCGATTGATGCTCATGGTTTGCGCCACCCGGTGCTGGCGCCCAGCATTCCGCCAAAGAAGACAGAGCCGATGGTGGCGACCTTCACGACCCACCGCGGCACGTCCGGGTCTCCGGCCACGACGCTGGCGACCGCTCCAGACAGAATGAAGCCAGCAAACAACCATGGCGTCAGCCTCGGCGGTATACGCGGCTTGCCGATGCCCTGTTCAAACAGCTTGCGCTGCACATACTGCGCGGTGACGGGGAAGTGGCTCGGCGTCTTGTCGAGCGAGAGCGGCGCCGAATCGTTCGGCGGTCGCGGCGATGGTCGGGGCGCGTCAGTCATCGAGGTCCAACCCCTGCGCCTTGAGCAGCAGTTCGACCGCCTGTCCGGTCAGTCTTGCCTGTACGGCGATGAAGTTGAGCAGTTCTGCCTGTTCATTGAATCGGCGCTCGACGTACTCGCGCAGGTCATCGTGCTCTGCCTTACTGGCGTGCGGCGCTTTGCCGTTGGGCTCGGGCGACGCGTCGGCCATGGTCAGGTCTCCAGGCCGTTCTGCTTGCGCAACTCCGTCAGCGCCGTCGCCGTCATGTTGTCGAGCAGCGTCGTGCCGGCAGGGTACGACTTCGTGGCAGCAAGCTGGTTGGTGAAGCCAGCGCCGTCATCCACCGTGCCGTTCGCGGTCACGACGTAGGAGCCGTTGGTCTGCACGAGAACCGTGAAACTGGTGGCCTTGGCGTTCGCAGCGAGCAGCGTGACGGTCTTGTTGGTCAGGGCCATGGGCTGCTCCTTAGAAGGCGATTGCGATGCATGCGATGACGTCGTTCGCGCCCCAGTTGCCCGACACGCCGCCGCTGGTGTAGTTGCCGATGACGGCGGTGGTCGTGGTCGAAGAGATCATCTTCGTCTGGGCGTGGTTCGCGTCGTTGGTGGTGATGTTTTGGCAGAGCACAACCCAGCCAGTCGCTGCGGCAGGCAGGCCAATCGTGCCCGACGCGCTCGCGGCTCCGGTGTTGACAGTGAACGCGATGGAGCCGTTACTTGCGACGACTGACGCGCCCGCGCCGAATCCCGCCGAGATGGTCGGCGCGGTGTTATAGACGGCGTTGGCGGTGACGCCGTATTTCGCATTCGCGGCAAGCGCAATCGTGTTGCCGACGGTAGTTCCACCGCTAAGCGTGATGGCTCCCGTAGCGCCGTTCACGTTGAAGTTGTTGTTGCCAGCGGCGAGCGTGCCCGTGACAGCCACGCCGGCCGCGCCGGTTCCCGCGAACGTGACGGTGGTGCCGTCGCTGCTCACGAAGTCGTTGGCCGAGGAGCTGAACTTGATGCGCGCGCCCGTGACGAGGGTGATTGCATTGAGCGCCGCCGCCTGCGTGAGCGAAATGCTGCGCGCGACGATGTCTTGGCCGATGAGGCTCGCAACGCTGAATGCGTTCTTGAGCCCCTGGAAGCCGAAGCTCACAGAAGCTCCCAGCACACGAGCGAAGCCGTTCCGCTCGCTGAAATCCACTGCAGCCAACCCTGCGTCGACAGCATCACCAGCTCGCGCACGTCGCCTGCGTTCATCGGCACGCCGGGGAAGGTGTTCACGACGGGCGGCACGGTGGCCGTAGAGGCGACGGTCCAGTAGCGACCGTCGTTCACCAGCGGCGACTCCGATGGCATCAGGAAGCCCGCGGCGATTGCGTGCACCAGGTAGACGCGCCCCGCCATTGAGCCGATCAGCGGCCTCGTGAAGCCGTCAGCGGCGACCGGCGTCACGGCAAAAGGAGTCGCGGTGGTGAGGTTGTTGACCGCCGCGCCGGTCGAGGTGAGAACGCCGCTCGCGGGTTGAACGCCGAGCAGCGTCTGCATGGTGGCGCTCGGATTGCCCGGCACCAATTGCCCCTGGCCCAGCCCAGGGAACGGCGGAAACATCGGCGCCCCGTTGAGCTGCGTCAGGAGCGTTTTCTCTGCGGCGGGCCGCGCCGGGTTCGTGGAGCCCATCAGCGACCTCCGCCCAGCGCCTTGGCGAACTCGCGCAGGCGGTCGGTTTCGGCCTGCTGCGTGGATTCGTCGGAGACCTCTTCCGGCATCTCGTGTTCGCCCGACTCGCCACCGAGCGCCATGCCGTCATCGTCGACAGCGCCGCCGCAGCTGAGGCACATTCCATTTTCGTGATGTTTGGCGCCGTTCATTAGGTCCTTTCTAACACTATTTCAGGCCGTCTTTTCCATCTCCCGCCGCTGTCCGGGGGTCGCCATGCGGTTCGCGTCTCCGAGCTCGGCGCCCTCGGTCGCCGCGCCCATCTGCTCGCTCGGCTTGCCCACCGCGCCCGCGATGGCGCGCTGATTCGCCGCGATCGCCTCGGGCCGCGTAGTGCCGTCCGCCGACACGCCGGACAGCAGCGAGAGCATCAGCCGCGCGCGGTAGGACATTTTCTCGCCGCTCACCAACCGCTCGAGCGCGCGCGTCTTGACGTGCTCAGCGAACGCAGGGAAGACCGCGCGCACGGCATCGAGCGTCGGCCGCGTCAGCGTCCCGCGCGCGGCATGGCGAAGCAGGCTTATGGGATCCTGAACCGCTTCGAGCTTGAGGCCGAACGCGTGCCGCTCGGTCTGCGTCGGCACCCACTCTTTCGCGAGCGGGCCGGGCTTTGGCGGCGTCTCGGCCTGACTGGCGAGGTAGGCGACGGCGCGGTGAGCGGTCGCGGTCATCGCCGCCGACACGGCCGGGGCGACGGCGCCGAATGCGGCGAGGTTCTTTGCTGAGCGGTCGAGCAGCGCCTGCGGGTCGGTCGCGAGGTTGCGAATCTCATCGACGCGGCGGCGGTGTGCCTCGGTCGACTCCTGACGCATCCGCTTGGCGCCGAAGTCCTGCGTATTCAGCACCGCGGGCCGCGCGGGCGGCTTCGTGCCCTTGACGACGTGCTGCAGCCCTTCGTCGACGGCCCGGTCATGCTCGGCGAGCGCCGCGTGCGTCGCGGCGATGTCGGTGGCGCGCGCGAGCGACGCCGCGTGTTCGTCGGGCGCCTCGGGCCGGAGACCGGCGAGCTGTGCGCTGGCGGCATAGGCCGGGTCAACCTGTGCGGTGACGATGTGCTGGGCAAGGGCGAGCTCGGGCGACCGCTGGGCGGCGAGCATCAACGCCGGGCCGTAGGCGCCCAGCTTCGGCGCGGTCGTCGGCAGCGTCGCCGCGAATGAGGCCGCGACGGCCTTCATGGCGGGCGACTTCGAGAGGCGGTCGGCGGTCTGCGCAATGATGGCGGCGCCGTGTTCGCGCAGCAGTTTCGTTCCGAGTCCGCCGATGAGGCCGAACGGATGAACTCCGCCGAGTCCGATGGAAGAGGCGATGTCGACGAGGTTGAACGATGTTCCGCGTCCCGCGCCAGTTCCCGCCAACCGCTCAGCGGTCTTGAGCGAGCCGTAGAGTTTCTTCGTGTCGAGGAATGCTTGACCCTCAGCGCCGAGCGCCGGAACCAACTGGCGATCGACCTCAGACCGAGCGAAGCCAGCCAGTCGACGCTTGAGTCCGAGCGCCAAGTCGTCTTCGGCCGCGCCGCGCGAGAACTTCGCCGCCGCCTGAAGGTCTTGCTTCCATTTGTCGAGCGCGCGCCACGTGCCGAGCTTCGGGTCCGTCGCGATGTCTTCGAGCGCGGTGCGCGCTTTCTTGAGCGACGGGCCGATCGCCTCGCGCTCCAGCGGGCTCAGGTCTGCGATGTGCTGATCAAGGCCTCGCAGCGCAGCGGCGAAGTCTGGCCTCGACGCCTTGTCGGCCGCGTCGAGAAACGCGCCCTTCGCCGGGCCGACCTTTGCGACGTCGGCGGCGATGGATTTCTCCATTGCCTCGGGCGACAACTTGAGGTGGCCGCGCTCGCGAACCGTCGCGATCGCATCCTCAATGTCGGCGTCGCTGTATTTGCGCAGCTCCTTGGCCGTGTTGCGAAACGCCTTCAGCGTCGCGTGGTCCGCCACGTCGTCGAGCGCCGACTGGCCGCCCTTGATGACCGTCGAGAGTTTCGGCAGTAACCTCGCCGCGCCCTCTTCGATTGCGCCGCCCACGCCGCCGCCGAGCGAGCCGAGCACCGCGCCGAGCCCAGCGCCCGCGATGAGCTTCTCCGCCGTCAACTGCGTGTCGCCCAACGCCGCGTCGCTGACGGTGTTCCCGGCGCCATAGAGCGTGCCGATGACACCGCCGCTCAGCGCTTTCTGTCCGAGGCGACCGAGCGTCGTTGCGGCACGCGTCCCTTCAATGGCGGGCGCCAGCTTGTTGAGCGGTGACGCGACCATGCCGGCGAACTCGCCGACGCCTGCCGCGATAGGGCTTTCTTCCATCGCCTTGAGCACCGCCGCCTTCGTCTCGTGCGGCTGCGTCGCGCCGACGTAGGCGCCGTAGCCGCCAGCGGTCGTGCCCTGTAGCGCGCCGAGTCCGAGCGCATTGACGATCGGCGCCGCTTCGGCCGCAGCGCCCTTGACAGATTCCATCGCCGTCGGGCCGCTGCCGTCGTCGAGGCGCCAGCCGTCTTTCTGCGCCGCCATCCAGTCTTCGGGCGAGCCGTCGAACACCATGCGCTCGCCCTTGGGGCCAATGACGGGCGTGCTCAACGGAGACCCCGCGCCGAACGCTCATTCTTCACGGAGTCGATGATGATTTGCTTCACGCGGTCGAGCTTTGCCCGCTTCGTCCCTTCGAGAGAGAAGACGGCCTTCGGGTCGCCGATGGCCTCTTCCAGCAACGCCTTGTCGCCTGGGCCAATCTGGCCAAGCTTGTTGATGTCCTTCATCTTCACCACGAGCTGTGCGGTGTCGGTGTCCAGCCGCGCGGCATCGGAACCCACGTGCTGATTGAACGCCGTCTTGCCGGGGATAGCGCTCTGTGTGGCCTTGAGCGTGCCTTCGATGCTGTCGATGAGCCCGAGCGCGTCCTTTGCCGCCGACGTCACGTCGCCGACCGACTTGCGCTCGCCCTCGCTCAGGCCGCCCTTCGCGCTGGCCGCCGTAGCCGCGATGTTGAGTTGTTGGTTCTTGACGCGGTTCTCGAACGTCTGCTGCTCGGCCATCTTCGTCTTGTCGATGGCGCCGCCGCGCAGTGCCGCCGCGAACGCCTGCCCCTTGGCCTTGGCGATCGGTTCGTTCGTCGCCGCAACTATCTTCTCGGCGCGCAGAGCCGCCGCGTCGAGCGCCGCCGCCTTGGCGAGCTCGGTTGCCGCGATGTCGTCGTGCCCGGCCTGGCGCGCCATGTCGTAGTACGTCTGCGCGGCCTGAAGCTTCTGGGTGCCCTTCTTTAGCCGCAGCTCGTGCTGCGCCTTCTGGGCCTCAATGTCACGGTCGATGGCCTGATTCATCATCACGGCCGACTTGTTGATGCCGTCGGGTCCGGTGCCGGCCGCGCCGAGCGCGAGTCCGATGATGCCGAGCACTTTCTGCCCGGTGTTGCGCGACGCCCAGAAGCGGCCGGGGTCGACGTTCGCGTCGATGCGGTTGAACTCTTCCTGTGCCGCCGTCCATCGGGTCATTGCCTCGGACGTCTGTTGCCGCGCGCGGTCGTGCGCCGCCTTCATGTCGAGTTGCGCCGCCTGAATCGCGGACTCGCGCGCCGCGATGCCTGCGACTTCGGCGCGTGCCTTGCCGACCTCGGCTTCGGTATTGGCCTCGTTCGCGAGTTGCGCCTCGTTCGCCGCGAACCCCTCCTCGAGCCCATGCGACGGGGGCAGCGAGACGCCGCCGCCGATCGGCCTCGCGGCCGGCGCTGGCGGCGGAGCTTCGTCTTTCGCTGGCGCAGCGTCTGGCGCCTTGATGCCATTGGGCAGCGGCTTCGCGGCGTCGGCTGCCTCTTGGCGCGCGACGACAGCGGGCGCGGAGAAGCCGACGCCGAGCACGGGGTCGTAACCCGGAGGCTTGGCCATGGCCCGAGCGAGCCCGCTGCCCTCCATGAAGCCCATGGCTGGGGGCGCGGCCTGCGGTTGGTATGAGGCGGGAACAAGCGCGGCCGCGCCAGCGTCGACGCCAGGGCCAGGCGTGTAGAGCGGCGGCACATAGCCAGCCGGAACTCCGCTCGCGTCGACCTCTCCACCCCCGGCAAAGCGCGGCACCGACGCCGTCAGGCTGCGTGCGAATTCGGCCAACCGCTCTTGCGTGCTCGGCTCGCGCTTCGCCGTCTTGGCGTGCGGCTGGTACTCGTCGCCCGTCTCCTCTTCGTAGGCGCGCCGACGGCTCTCGCCCCTCTCCTGCTCGGCGGCGCGGCGGGAGATGAACTCGCGCTCCGTCTCCAGTTTCTCTCCGCCCGGCCCGCGCGCGGTGATTTTGCCGCCGTCCGCGTAGCCGATGGTGCCGCCGTGGGCCTTGAAGTCGGGGTCCGAGCCGCCGAGGTCGGCCGGGCCGCCGCGGTCGCCGCTGTAATCCGAAAGCTCGCCGCTGTCCCACGTCGACATGTCAGAAGAACCGCCGCCGCCCTTGCCGCCCGCGCCAGCAAAAGCCGTTGCGGCCTGTCCCGCGCCACTGAACAGCCCGCGCATCGCCGCCTGCTGTTCGACGCCAATGCCAAGGTTCGTCATCGTATTGCGCCACGCGGCCTCTTGCTGTGCCTGCGCGAGCGACAGTTCTTGCCCGCGAGCCGTGCTGAGTCGCTTGCCGAGAGCGTTCTGTCCCGATTCCTGTTCCTTGGCCTTCTGAACCGCGGCCTCCGCACCGCCCGCCTGGGCCGCTTCCGCGCCGCTCGCGATCCGCGCTTCCGCAGGCGCGCCGCCCTGCATGCCCTTCGCGATCGCCGCGTCGGAGGCATTCGTCAGCATCTGAGGGGCGACGGACGGGCCGCCGCCGTTCGCGCGCGCGCGCTGCATTTCGGCGAGTTGATTCCCTGCCACGCGCGTCTGCGCGAAGTTGCCGGTGTCGAGGATGCCGCCGTTCTTGACGGATGGAGCCTGAACGTCGCCCTCAAGCCCGAACATGTCGAATGAGCCGGGGCGAGGTCCGGTCGGGTCGACGTCGCCGGGTTTCCACGGGCGGTTGAGCTCGGCTTCGTATGGGCTGACGTCGCCACCGTCGGCCATGCCGGCGCCGCCTGAGCGGGCGTGACTCGCGTTGAGCGTGCGCACGAACTCCGCGGCGGCCTCTGGGTCGTGCGCGATGGAGCGCGGCAGCACGACTTCTCCCGGCGATAGCTTTGCCGAAACGATGTCGTTCGCTTCGTCGTCGCCGAAGACCTTCGGCTTGCCGGGAACCTCGCCACCCTTTGACAGCCCCGCGCCGGCCGACACGCCCTGTCCGACGCCGCTGGCGTACTGCCCGGCATTCTTCGTCGCCTGTTGCTTCAGCAGCAGATTCGTCTGACGCAAGCCCGAGCCCGCATTGGCCGCCGCCGTCGCTTGCCCGATGTCCTGCGCGCCTTGACCCGAGATGAGTTGGTCGAGCTGGTCTTGGGCGCTCAACTTTGACTGCTCACGGAGAATGTTGGCCTGACCCGCCGCGCGCTGATCGACGCCGCCCTGCGCGGTGGCGATTCCGCGCTCCGAACTGCCGTAGTCTGTGCCGGGGCTGCTCGAGCCGAGCGCCGTCGCGGCATCCCGCCCCCGAGTAGTCGCCTCCTGCAGCGTCTTCTCCCATGCGCCCGAGCCGGTCGACGCCTGCTGCTGCAGCGTCGCGAGGAAATCCGACGTCTGTTGCCGCTGGAAGTCCGCCTGGCCGGTGTCGAGTTGAGCGCCTGGTGCGCTGTTGTTGAGACGAGAACCGGTAAACGTATTCCCCTGTGGGCTGTTCGGGTCGGAGAGCGGAGTCGGACCGAGATAGCGGGCGGTGTCCGCGCTGCTCTCCTGTGCGTCCGCGTCGTCGCTGATGGGCTCATTGGGGCCATAATGGCGGCCCTTGTTCGAAGTCCAACCGCCGTCGGGAGTGAACTGACCCATTGTTCTCTTCTAGCCCACCGTCTGGGCTGCAGGTAGCTTGCGGACGCCGCGCTTGATGCCGACTTCCAGCGCGAGCGCCTGTAGGCCGGAGATTCTGTTTGCGGCGGGCGACGCCGGGGTCTCGGACCACTTGAAGCGCATTGACTTGCACTTCTGGAACCGAAGCTTGTGCCTGAAGTCCAGAGTTGTGTTGAGTCCTCCGAGCGTCACGGTGCCGCACGGCACGGAGATGGAGTAGTAGTTCGGGTTGGACGTCGCGTCGGAGTCGTCGAAGTAGAAACCAATCACGAGCGTGCTGTTTGGGTTGGTCGCCGAGAATGAGAAGTAGGCGCGGCGGATTCGCTGGTACGACTCCAGCGCATCGAGATGCAGCCACGACGAGGTTCCGCCAATCTCAAACCCGGTATCCCCGAGCGCGTTGGTGCTGTCGAAGGTCGTTCCAGCCACGTCAACGTTGACGCC